TTATCTGTTTCTTTTTCTTCAACCCCCATTTCCCAGAGTATGGTTCTAACATTAATGCCTAAAATGTCAATATAGTGATCTGCTTCACCTAATGAACATTCAAAATAATCTGCAACGTATGCGGCTAAATCTTCTGGGTTTTTCTTACTTTCGTTTTTAACATATTTTAGCCATACTTTTCTCTTTGGAATCATTTCTCTGTAAATCGAATAAATTTGTTTCTTATTGGTTGGATTAATCTTTTGAACATAATTTACAATATCTATGTAATTTATATCCATAGATAAATATCTATGAACCATGTAAGAATTAAACTTATCCCACGATTCTTCTGAAAAATGTTCAGGAGATGTTTTAGTGAGAGTTATCTCATTCAACCACTCGAAGAGGGTTTTTGGGCTGATCATCACGGAGTTCTTTTGGGAGGGTTTCTTGTAGTACTTCACCTGTTGCTGGGTTATAGAACACAGGGATAGGCATAATACCATCTTCAGCTGTTCCTGTTACAAATTTAGAAATTTTACGGAGTAAAAACCCTTGGGCCCATACTTTACCATTTTCGTGTTCGATTGACTCTGTGTTTTTCAGGTCGATTTGTGGTTGATTCATGATTTTTGTTGTTTATAATCTAAAATAAAGCCAATTAATACTATAATATTCATACCTAAGCTGGCTATAATCTCGTGTATGTCTTGATAAACTGTTGTCATTAAATGAACATGACCTACCATCCAAAAAGGTATGGATAGGTTTTGGCTAATCCAAATTACAGTGAATTTAAGAAATTGTTTCACAATACTTTAGGTTTAGCTAATTCAATTAATTTTGCAATAAGAGCCATTGCATTTATTTCTTTATCAATGCGGAAATTTGATTGATAACTATATTCGTTGATATGAATTGCCACCATCCCTTCACTACCACTTGCATATACATGAGCGTTATCATAAAGATAACGATAAAGCTCTTCAAAATCGCTAACGTTTGCGTTAGTAATAATTTGACGAATCTCACGCCATTTAGGTTTAGCATTACTTAATTCTTTTAGTATTAGTGTCATATAGTTAGAAGAGACTAATACTGATTTGTCTATTTGAAGGTATTTATCTATTTCTCCTTTTACTTCATCAGTTCTAATTGATAGCTGAATAGTATTAAGACATTTACGTAAATCTGGATAGTATTGGTTTACAATGATTTTAAGATGTTCACGTTCAAATGAGACACCTTCTTGCTCCATAATACCTGCTATATGAGCAGCAACTTCACCTTTGCTAGGAGGAATTATTTTAAGTACTTGACAACGTGATTGAAGTGGATCAATAATACGCTCAACATAATTACACGTCATAATAAAACGTGTAGTACGTGAGAATGTCTCAATTACATTTCGAAGTGAAGCTTGCGCCTGTATCGTAAGAAAATCCGCCTCGTCCAAGATAACCACTTTGAGTGACTTGAATGAAGCAGTTGAAGCAAATCCGGAAACTTTGTCCCTAATAGTTTCGATACCCCTTTCATCACTCGCGTTGATATATAGGTAATCACAATTAAGGTTATTAACAATGAGCTTAGCCAGAGTCGTCTTACCTGTACCAGCGGGGCCATAGAAAATAAGGTTTTGAATATCATTTTGTCCTATATATTGTTGGATTGTTTTTTTGATATGTTCATTACCAACATACTCACCTAAATCTTTAGAACGATATTTTTCAACTAATAATGTGTGATCTTTATTCGTAGTCACCATAGATATTAAATCGTTTAGGAGGTTCAGGTTTTACTTCTACTTCTTCTGTGCGTATAACATACAATTTTCCTGCTAATGGGGCAAGTTTAAATTCTGCTTTTTCACCTGTTTTCTTAAACCAAGCCTCTAAAGTTTCAGTTATAGAATTGTAGATCGTTTTATCTCCAACTAGAGTCCACCTGTCACCAGGTGGTACTCTGTTAGCGATTACTTCGTAAAATTCTTCAATTTTCTTTTCCATTACATCATTCCTCCCATCATTCCTGCCATAGGATCAACTTCGGGTTTATCTTCAGGGTTATCCACGATAACACATTCGGTTAATAAAATTGTTCCTGCTACTGAAGCAGCATTTTCAAGTGCTGTACGAGTTACTTTAGCTGGGTCAATAATACCTACTTCTTTCATATTAACCATAGATTCTGTTTTCAGGTTATAACCTGTCCAAACATCTTCATCACCTGAATTGGTTAAAGTGTCAGCAAGAATTAGGCTTTGTACTTCTCCATATCCGGCATTAGTAAGAATTTGGGTAAATGGTTTAGCACAAGCTTGATATACGATTTGTGGGCCCATTTCACCTTGATTTTCAATGCCTTCACGAGCATAAAGTAAAGCAGCACCACCACCAGGTACAATACCTTCTTCAATAGCAGCTTTTGTTGCTTGGAGTGCATCATCAACACGGTCTTTCTTTTCTTTCATTTCAGTTTCCGTGTTACCACCAACGTGGACTATTGCCACTCCTCCGACGAATTTCGAGAGCCTTTCTTGGAGCTTTTCAACTTCGAACGGCGATCCTGCTTGCTCGATTTGTTGTTGAAGTGCTTCAATACGTGCTTCAATTCGTCCTGTTTCTCCTTTTCCATCTACAATTGTAGTTTGTTCTTTAGTTACAGTTACAGTACGGGATTCACCAAACCAGTCCCAAGAAAACTTATCTAGCTTCATCCCTTTTTCTTTACTAAATACCTCTCCACCAGTTAGTGTAGCGATATCTTCTAAAATCAGTTTGCGACGATCTCCAAAATCAGGAGCTTTAACCGCACAAACTGCTAATGTACCTCGCATTTTATTTACTACAAGAGTAGCGAGTGCTTCATTATCAATGTCTTCAGCAATGATAAGAAGAGAGCGACCTGTTCCAGATACACCTTCCAATACAGGAAGAAGATCTTTTACAGTTGTAAAACGCTGGTCAGCAATCAAAATGTATGGTTTATCCAATACTGCTGACATTGTAGCGTTATTTGTTACGAAATATGGGGATTTGAATCCACGATCAAATTGTAAACCTTCTACTGTTTCAAGATAAGTTTCGCTTGATTTTGATTCTTCAATGTATACAACTCCCTCACGACCTACTTTTTGCATAGCGGTTGCAATCAATTTACCTACTTCAGGGTCGTTGTTAGCTGAAATGGTAGCGATTTGTTCAAGTTGTTCTTCACTTGAGATATCTTCAGCGTTAGAACGAAGTTGTTCTACGACTTGTTTTACAGCCGTATCAATACTACGTTTGATTTCAACTGCATTAGCGCCATTATTAAGATGTGAAAGACCAGCTTTTACCATCTCACGAGCCAACAACGTTGAAGTTGTAGTACCATCACCAGCAGAATTTGCTGTGTTGATAGCAGCTTGTTTAACCATTTGAACTCCTAATTCTTCAATAGGATCTTCAAGTGAAACATTTTTAGCTACTGTAACTCCATCTTTTGTAGATTGGGGAACTCCATTGTTAGCAATTACTACGTTACGTCCATTAGGGCCTAGGGTTGCAACTACTGCATCCGCTAATTTATCAATACCTGCTACAAGTTGTTTACGTGCATCAGGGCCTAGTTCAATAATTTTACTCATTTGTTAATGCTTTTTTTTCCTCTTCTGTTACTTCTGTTTGACTTAAAACTTCATTAACATTAAGTGATTTTTTAATTTTAGCTAAAACTTCATTTTCTTTACCAATAAAATACTCTGTTCCTTCGTATTCAAATTTAGTAAATCCCATTGTAGGAAGAACTACGATATCTCCTACTTGAAGTTGGGTAGGGACAAAATTACCTCCAGCAATTACGTGTCCAGGACCTACTCCAATTACTTCGGCTGTTTTATTAGTTTCATTCCCTAAATCAGGGACTACGATATTGCCGTAACGAGTCTCTTCAATTTCAACTGGTTTAACGATAACGGCATTGTAAAGTGCTTCAATCATAATTTAATAATATTTTTTAATTCATTTGATTTGGCTTCAAAGCTTTTAACAAATTCACGAAGTGAATCATAACTACGAGATTTAGCATCATCACGAGCGATTGCCTCGAGACAAAGTCCTAAGGAACTATAATGTCCAATGGTATTTTGGTATTCATGTCCTGCCTCTGAGTAGGTAGATTTTTGAGCGATATAACAATAATCGTCTAATTGAATGTAATAAGGTTCTATTTTTGGATCCTTAATAAAACGCAAATTTGATTTGCTTGGTTTTGCCATAACTATATTTATTTATGTTTCGGTGAATATACGAATAAAATCGCGCTAGGACACGTTTTATTTGGGAAATATTACTTAATTTTTAGTGATTTTGGTTTCGCTTTTTCCGATACTGGGATTGAAATTTCGAGTAAGCCATTTTCAAGTTTAGCATCTGCTTTACTTAAATCATATTTAGCTGAAATTTTGTATCCTAAATCGAAGGAACGTTTTGATAATCCTCTGTGGATTGTACCAGGATGAATTGAATCACCTTCTTCTGGTTTTTTATAACTGATTTTTAAAATATCATCTTCGATATTTACATTAACCTCATCTTTAGTAAGTCCAGTACAGGCAACTTCAAAATGAAGGCTGTCATCTGTATAGAAAATATTTAAAGGGTGGGGTTGTTTAGCCTGTGTGGCTGATAGAAATCCACTCGTTGGGTGGAAGAAGTTGTGAAATAGAATGTCAAATTCATTAAAGTTTGTACTCATTTTGATTTACAATTTGTGAGTGCCTAAGCTACTCGGGTTAATAAAAACATAACTTCGTGCCCTAGCTACAATTTTATGTTTATTATACATATTAGATATCTTGTTTTCTTACATGGTAATAATGACTTTCCCAATTTTCTCCTTTAAACTCAAATTTAATCCAGCCTTTAGTATTAACTTTCATTATAGCTGAGGTAGCATCTTTGTTATTATTTAGGATGGTTTTGATTACAGATGAATTAAATGGAAGTTTAGTTCCGTATGGAGTATCTGTAAGGGTAAAATTAGGAATTTGGTAATCAATTTTGTTAGTATGGTTTGAATTATCTCCAAAAGACATTACTAAAACATCCTCACCATCTAAATCTCTATCAATTTTAATAATCACATTATCACTTTCAAGTGCGTTGTGGGCTTTAATAATAGCACTGATAGCTTCGGAATCTAAAGAACCTACAATCCCATAATCATCAGTATCATTTACTGTGCCTACATCTTGGATAAGCAGTAATTCAGATAAAGAGAAATTTAAGGTATAATTTAAATCAGCAACAATAAGTTTACTGAAGATTTTATGTTGGGTTTCTAAACTTAGATGAACATCCCCACTAGTAATAGATAATAATTTATTGAGTTTAGATGTATCATATACCGCAAGTGTGCTATCTTCTAGCGGGAAATTTGTGTGTTGAACGCGTCCAATCATGTCCTTATTGGGCGATTGGAAGTCAATAGATAATGCGTTATCTGCGATATCCCACTTAACTGATTCTACTATACCTCCTAGGTAATATTTACCTATAATTGATTGGAGTTCACTTTTATTTATCATAATTAAAAACTAAAAATTAGATTTCGGTATGGATTCAAATTTAAATCCCATCCTAAATCACTATAAAACCCTTGTAATTTACTTTCTAAAATTGTTTCAAACGATTTATTTGTATCTGCGTATTGTGATAGTAATTTACTAATCTTTTCTGGCATATCAAAGTCTAAGAATGCTAAAGCGTCAATTCTATAAGGATTATCTTTTAAATAAATCCACTTAACTTTATCACCTTGAACTATCTTAGAATGCTGTTTATCTAATTTCCAAAATGTAAGCAAATCATTATACTTAATAGCTGCTTTTACTGGGGCAGGGGCGCCTTGTTTAATAATAGAAAACATCTCTCCAGCTCCTGGGGATTTGGCTAGATATTTATCTAGAGTTTTTACACGAGTAGGATTACCTAGAATTGTAATATCCATTTCAGGAGATAATACTTTGGCTCTAAATGCTTGAAGTAAATCATCAATTTCCTTTTGTTGAGCACCTTTAAGAGCACGTTGTAGGATATCATTAAAAAACTCCCCAAAAATTGGAGGGAAATTAGCTTTCATAAATTCTAACCCCTTAATATCTAAATCATCTACATTAACACCCTCTTTTTTAGTAATCCATTGTGCATAACGTCGAGTAGCTCTAAAATAGCCTGAGCGAATAATACACTCAGTTTTCATTTCAAATCTATGTTCAGGGATATTAAATGCTTCTTTAGCTAAAGTAGAATAATAATCCGTAATTAAATCTTGATATTCAAGGGCTATTTGTTCAAGTTTTTCATCTCTTTCTTCTTCACCCATATTATCGAAATCAGGGTGGCGATGCCTAAGAAGAGGTTCAGCATTATAATAGTTAGAGTCTGTATCAACATAAACACAATAATTTGTATCCTCTTTATCGGCAATAAACCAAGGGGTGCTCTCTAATTGTATCATTCAATTTCGCTTTCCATCATTGAGGCTTCAATTTCGCCTTTGCTGTTGTAAATGTTTTCTGGGACTTTAATCTCAAATTTGTTTTCTAGAAGAGAAAATCGTCCTCCTTGGCGAAGCATCTTTCTAAAGAAATTCTCTTGGACTTCCGTCCAATTCTCTCCAATAGCGATTACTTCATCTTTATTAAGTAATTTGCCATTACACATAATGGTAACTCCTTTTCTAATTGCTTGTTTTGTAATCATAATTTATTCTCCTTTTATTTCTTTATTCATACGACGATTAGCAAATAATGCTGATTCTTGAATAATACGTTGTCCTGTTAAAGTAATAGATTCGCTTAGAATTACATTACCATAGCGGAAGCTACCAAGAGCCGTTGCACCATACAAGCTGTTTAGCAAAATTTTCATAGTGTATTGAAGTAAATGAAACTTCTCACCACTTTCTTTATCTCCGGATTGATATGCCTTTTTCATTTTAGCTTTATAATCTTTACGTTCTTGAAACCAAGTATTAAGAATAGTAGATAATACTGATTCTCTATCTGTTTTATAAACCACCCCATTAGCTGAGATAGCATATTTCTTAATTTTAATGGTTTTAATAATATCCTTAATTTTAAGATATTCTCTTTTTCTATCTGGGAATTCAAATAGGAGAGTATCATTAGGATCCATTTTTTCTAAATCATTTAAAGCATAATGACAATTAAAAATTTCTTTATTTTCAACTACTACTTTTTCATCCTCCATTATAATTCGACCTGCTAAGGTTTCTTTACCAATGTTTAAAGACATAATGATTGAAGGATATAGTGAAGTTAAATCTTCATCAAACATATATTTAAAGATACCAGCTGTAGGGCAGAATAAATAACCACCAGCATAATTCTTTTTAGAAATAGGATTAGCATCTTTAGCTGGTGGGGCTATGCCTTGACTTAAAAGATAAGCTGAAATAGCTCCGTCTTGAGTTTTAGTATTAGCATAAACCTCACTATAGTTATGTTTACCTTTGTGGGCTAAGTTTTTAGTAAGAGCTAAATATTCTAATTTTTCATCTAGTGCTTTTAAGATTTCAACATCTCGAAAGTTATATTGAATAAATTTATAAATGTCTTCTTCAAACAATCTATCTAAAGACCCTTCATATTCAATCTTATTAATCCCAGCATACTTTTCTCCAATAACGTCTAATTTAAAAGAAGGTTCATCTCTAAAACTATATTTTTTATGTAAACGCATATAATCCAAAGATTCAACCCCAACAATGTTTACAAATTGGTCTTTAGTATACCATTTAGATTTATAAACATCAGTAATTGGGTCTTTATACCAAGAATCTTTCTTAGAATTAATTTCTCCAAGAGGTGAGAGGTAACTAGCTGTTTTCTTATTTAGAATATTACAAATTCTATAATACAAATAGGGAATATCAAAATAATCACTATTCCAACCAATTAAAATATCGGGTGAAATTTCCTTCATTCTAGAAATAAAGTTTTTTAATAATTCCTTTTCGGTATTAAAAGGAACAATCTCTTTATTTTTAGCTTTAGTATGTTTAAGTTGTTTTTTTTCATCTAAGATAAGGATAACCCATTCATCCTTTTGTTTATACCACCAAGCAATTGAAGTGACGGGTTTTGGGGCACTTTGGATATATTCCTCGGTAAGTGCTCCTCCCATCTCAATCTCGATATCAAAAAATATTTCTTTATGGTTCTTAGAAGGTTCATCATTAGTGCCATAACGATCAATAAGGAACTTTTGATATGGGGGCATATCATGGAAGTGTAAACCTCGAGTACTCTTATCAGCGTATTTAGGATTTTTTGAAAAATACCAATCTGTAGTAGATTTTAGATATTCTCCATTCAATCCTCTATGAGTATGCTTTCCTTCAGGGCACGTTACATATGCTGAATTTTTATATGGGATGATTTGATGTTTACCATCATCTTCCCATAAGTGCATTTCAAAGTAATTAGTATCAAGTTTTTGACCTTGATAACACTTTATATAACTCATTAGTGTGTTTTTGCTGCTGAGGGGTGTGATTCAAAGTGTCCAAAATATGGATCGTTTTTACTAAAAAACTGCTTTAAGTTTGGACGGAAATAATTAATATTCTTCATTACCTTTCGGTCTCGACTACGATATACAATATACTTGTCACCAACCTGTTCCCAATGACAAGCTTCGCCTTGTTCTTTGGAACGAGTTTCAACAGTTTTTTCTGCCTCTTCTTGAGTAAAACAAGCTTTGGATAAATTCGACGCCTGTACTTCCATATAAGCGGGCCAAATTTTATCCTTAAGGCCATGAAGCATAGCACCGTTCCCAACGGATACATAAGCAATGTCACACAACGCATCCAAAACTTCAACGATGTTTCCTTCTTCGCAAGCTTGTTTATATTCTTCAAGCTCTTCAAGAACGAAATTGTATACGAATTCCCATTCGCCCCTATTTTCTGGTATAACTGGCTCATAATTGTTAGGTTTGTTCATTAGAGCGTTAAATTCTTCTACTTCACTAACAAATGGGACATA